TAAAACTAAAACTGAAGAAAAATGAGTTACTGGATAATCATCGTTTGCAGGTATACTGCTATATGAATATCTTCCTTGAGAAGAAGAAACATTACCATTTTTTACTATAAATACAGATCTAGATGTGCCAGAAGTTCCACCACTTGCCCATCCTATATAGCCATCAACAGTGATAACAATTGTATCTCCAGAAGTATTTGTAAATCTATCAGTTCCATTGAAAGTTAAACCAATCGATCCTTGAGTATTCGCGGTATCCGCTGTAGACCAAGTTACCTTTGTATTTGAAGAGGATGATATGCTTTGAGTTGAATTGTTATAATAAGCTAAAGTAGAAGAAATGACTGGATCGCCACTGGTTCCACTTGTTCCTGAAGTTCCACTTTGAGGTTCAATAATAACACCACGGAATGTCAAAACATTTGCAGAAGTTGTTGTTAATGCAAAATAAACAGGTTTAGAAACTTCACCAAAATTACTTGGCTCTGTTGTTGTTGCTGCACCTGCTGTAGTCGCCGATAAGAAATAAACTTGCCCCGGCGTCAATCCACTCAACCCTTCAATCAATCCATCATATACCAATTTAAAAGTATTTGAATTAACAATGGTTCTTACTACTCCTTGAACTTCAGCGTGTTCGGCACTATCAGCTTGTGCTTTATACCATGTAGTTCCATCGAATCTAACAATATCACCGACAACGAACCCATGACTTGCTTGAGTAAATTCATCAATTAACGCAGTTCCATTGCCAGCGTCCAATTGTTTTTTAATTATATTGTTTTCAATTACTAATTTATACAACTCTTCAGTATTTGTAGTTGTCGGTAATTCAGTAAATACTAAATTATTACTTCCACTGTAATATAATGTACCTGTTGTTAATGTATCTGAATCAGAAAACTTTGGTATATAACCACTAACACCAGAACCATCAATAACTTTTTTTCCACTTAGCAGTGATAAATTTATAGCTTGATTTATATATCCAGAACTTATAAATAAAGTTTCTGAGAACTCTGAAACGACTTCTTTTGAATTTGTGGCGCGAACTTTAACAAAATAATTATTATCTTCTTTTACTGGAAAAATAAAAGAAGGATTGATTGCAGAATATACAAAATCAGCAAAACCAGTTATTCTTTTTGCTATTTGTATTCCAGTTACAGAAGTTCCCAAACTATCCGTTCCGGTAGAAGAAGGTGTAAAATTATTTAAATATCTATCTGCTGAATACGTTCCAGTATAAATAGTTCCACTATAAAAACCTCCAGAAGGCAAGAAATTAAAACCACCGCTTCCTGTATATCCATAAGATAAGAATATATCTTGATAATTAGAATTACCAGATGGAATTCTTATTTCTGTTATATAAGGTATTTGAGTAGATGTTGTTTCGTAAGATCCAATTGGCAATGATCCAAAATTATCTACATAAACTGTATGATCAACCCATTGAATACCTGAAGATCCATAACTAGAAAATATATTTAAATTTCCAGAAATTCCTGTTCCTGTTCCATAAGCAATTGATAAAATATTTTTAGGAGAAGTATTTTGTTCAAAATAATTATATACTTTTTTATTATTGCCACTTTCTTCTACAGCGATATGAAATATACAGTCTTGAGATTGAGTTATTGGACTCCAAGTAAGAAATGCTTCTAAATTTAAATTTTTATCTGTTTTATTTAAACTTGAAGAAACATAACCTGTTAAACCAGATATTATTGGTGGTAAAGTAGATAAATTATAAGAAAATGGTTTTATTCCTGAAGAAACTATCTTTTGACCGCTATAAAAATAACTATACGGCACTAAATGTACATAATAAGTTTGACGAATATTATTATCAGCAACCAAAAATTGAGAATTGGCTTGTAAATCAGGAATAATTACGCTATCAATATTTATATTTTCGTAAGATTGTGTAAAAAGATAATCAGTAGAAGTTGTATCAAAAAAAGATCCAGTTGTTACAAAAACATCTAAAGATTTAATTACTTTTCTATTATCGTAATTTAAACTTACTGTTACTTCATTATTTATATTATATCCAGAAATATAAACTTGCGGAGTTCCAAAATTAATTAAAGCACTTCCAGTACTAGTTCTTCCTTGGATATCCGTACTAACAATATCTATAAAAAACTGAGTTAAATTATTTACATTTTGTTCCCCAGTAATATTAGAAAATAAATTTACTAAATCATCATTAGTTACAGAATAAGATGTATTTAAAAAACTATCAGGAGAACTAAATATTAAATTACGATTTATATCGTAAAAATTAGTTTTAAAACCAGAAAAACCCGCATCTGTAACTATATCAGATAAAACATCATTAGTAACTGGTCTTATTACCGACCAATCTAAATTAATTGAATCTTCTAATAAAAATCCACTAACAAATGGCGTATTTATATTTAAACCATATGCGCTTGGTGATAAAGTATTATTTGTTGAAGAATCTGGATTAGTAGTAATTAAAGTTATACTAGATACTTCGAATGCCTTATCATAATCAATTCCTGAGTTTGGAATAAAAGCCATATATTACTTTACACGTTGATTAATTTTAAATTTTTATCAAAAGCGTAAAAATCAATAAAATAACTTGGACTATAATTTCCTGAAGAAATTGGTTTTTCCCCCAAGAATATATTAACAAATCTAGCTTCTGATCTTAAAACTTTAAATTTTAAAATCTTACCATTTCTAGTTATATTACATAGCAATCCATTAACTAATGGATTAGTTAAATAAGTAAATAAATTAACAAAATTAATGCTAATTGATTGATACATCTTTAAATTATAATTAGCGTTTAATACTTCATTTTCTATTATAAAAGAATAATCATAAACCGTATTAATAGATTGAACATAACTTATATCCAATGGAGGATTAGTTATATTTGCGATTATTTGATCATCTGTTAATGCTGAAGTTATATAATCATCTGTGGAAAAAACTATTTGTTTTTGATTATTTTGATTTGGATCTACATATTTATCATCTTCAACTATTTTAAATTTTTCTTCGTCATACTTAAGGGCAGAAATAGCATAATCATTTGCAGAATTTTCTGTAATACTACTAATACGATAAAGATTTTGTTTATCAATATTTTCTTCTAAATAGATAGCAAAATTAGCGTCAGATCTTAAATTTGCATAATTACCATAAGTTTCATCTGGAAAAGATGTATAATATAAATCTTTTATGCTTGCATATATAGTTTTCATTGCAACAATTGCATATAATGGATTTCCTTTAGTTCTGCCTTCTGTATATAATAAAGTATTATTTTGATAAAATTTTATATCAGTTCCATCATAAGTTATTGAAAAACTATCTGTTATCTTAAAAGATCCTGAAGCTACAATTGAATTGTTAACTTCCACAACAACTCCTGATCCAGCGAATCTAAAACGATAATCAATATCTGTATAACTATTATTTATATTATCAATTTCTGAAATACCCACTGCACTTTCACTAGACAAATCAGGAACAGAAAAATCAAGAGAACAATTATCAGTATACGGTTGATTAGTATAAGCCTTTTTATTCCAATCTGATGCAAAACTACTTATAGCAGTCAATATTTTATTATCAGAAGAAGCTGTTATTCCAGATTTTAAAACCCAAGAAAAATATTTTTCATTTATTAACTTCAATCTTAAATTAGCATTATCTATTTCTGATATATAAAAAGATAATTCAATTGGTTCTCCTTGAACAACAGAAAATATTTTTATATTCTTACCTAAAGAATCATCAGGTATTGGCCTGTCTGTATAAATATAATTATTCTTAAAATCTAAAGAAGTTATTTTACCATAACTTATATTTGATGTTTTTAAATAATCCGCCACTCTTACAACGTCTCCTATTTTTAATAAATTAGCTTCAATACCAGTTGTAAAGCTAACAACTTCAGATTCCAACTTTCCCGTTGCTAAAAACCATTTTCCTATTCTATTTGCTTGGTATCTAGAAGTAACACCAAATCCAATAACTTCTTTTTCAATCAATCCATATTTTTTTATTAAATCCGAATCTTCTACATAAACAATTTTATCTTTAAAGTTATCGCTTTTATCTAGATATGAAACTTTAGCTATAGAAAAAGAAGTATTAAAATCACTAGATGTGTAAGTAAATAAACCATCTTTAACGTTTGAATTTGTAAATATATAACTAGTAGGCGCAGAAACATCGCTGCTTAAACTTAAATAGCCATTTCTAAAATAAAAAATACCTCTAAAAACTGATGACAAATCAGATAAAACTTTTAAGCTTTCCGTTTCACTATTTAATAAAATATTTGCTGAAAATCTAGGTTCTAAGAAATCTCCAAAACCTTCTTGAGCAGCCACGCATTTTCCTGATTTTATTTTTAAATCATAATCAAATATTTTAGCAGAACTATATTGCTCAGAAATCTGTTCTTCTGCACTATTATAGCTTAAAACTATATTGTCTGTTCTGGAAATATAAGAAACTGCATACTTCTTAATCTTATCTTGTCTATTTAAAATAGATGGATTTCCTGATACATAAGACTGCAAAGCTGAAAAAAACTTACCACTCTTATCAGATTCTATAAATGTACGAGGACCAAAATCATTATAAAGCTTTATTTTTGCTTTATAAGTGCTAGTTACAGTAGCTGATACAATAATTTTTTTATAATTAGTATCAACATTTTCATCAAATTGATCTTTTATATCATATAAAAATAATAACGAACCTATTGGATATTCTAAAGATAATTGTGTTTGATTTATTGCTGTAGCTCTAGTAATTATTATAGTATTATAATCTACAGAATTTATATCTGTTAAATCATTGTCATAAGTAAAATTATCATAAGGATATTTTGTAGAAGCATTTGTTTTTACAAGCTCATCACAATATTTAGAAATTTTTAAAAGCTCCCATTTGTTTAAATCGTTTTCATTAAAAAATGTTTTAGCTAATCCATATCTTGAATTAACGCACAAATCATAAAATATCCAAGCTGGATTATCAGACCATTTGAGAGTTTTGCTAAAATTACCACTCCAATCTCCAGAATATTCTCTAGCTTCACAATCATAATTATCTGGAACTCTTATCTTTAATAGTTTACAATCATAACTTCTTACTGGAATAGATCCAAAATGTCTTGCGCTTACTTTATTTCTACATAAAACAGAATATGGATTTGAAAAACCATAATTTATTTGTTCGATTACAGAGTCTACTGAAAAATTTCTTGATGCATTTCCGGCATTTTTCAACTCTTGAATCGCGCTTATTCTTTGTTGAACACTATAAACGCTTATAATAAATTCAGAAAATGGATTATTAGCCCTGTCTTCATCAGATATTTCTAAAATAATTGGAATAATAATTGGTGTAGATTTTACTACAAAGTATCCTTGAAAATATAAAAACGCTGTTTTTCTTGTTTGTGGATTATTTAAAGCAACAACAAATCTTACATAATTACTATAAGTCTCACCTTTTCCTCCTATATAATATAATAAATCAATAGAAATATTTAATATTATTGTTGTTGTATATTTATTTTTTACATAATGAGTAAAGCAACGAGCAGTATCTTTTAATGCGATTAACTTCTTTTGAAAATCGGTATCAGTGCTATTTTCATAAAAAAGTTTAGTATCATAGTTTTTAGTTATATCAAAATTTAAAGAAGGATCTCTTTCCAAATCATAAACTCTACTTTTATATTCATATAGAGAACTAGCATTTAAATCTGAATTTTTAAGTGAATTTCCTAAATGCAAATTAAAATCTGAAGAAGTTACATTAAATAAATTGCTTTTACTATCTTTTACTGATACATCATTATAATAAACACCGTAAGCTAAAGAAGAATTTGCTGAATTAACTGGATTAGAAGAAGAGTTATTTAATGTAATATAATTTACAGTATTGCCATTAGAATCAGTCAATCCTTCTATAGGCCCCTCGCTTAACAGATCTACAGATTCATAAAAAGATTCTGAATCTATTGTCGCATTATTACTTCCAGCTGCAATATTTAAAATATTACTTGTATCTGTTTGAACGTATATATTCATTATGAAGCTATTCTATTTGTATTATATAAATAATTTGACACAACTACAGATCCTATTTTTAATCTACCATAACCTATTGGAATAGACACATTTCTTTTAGTAACGTTTTCATATCCAGAAAACAGTTTAGAATTATTTTTTATATCTTTTGGTGTTTTTGGCGATAACAATTTTGTTATTAATAATTGAATACCTGTAGCAATAGCCATTATAACTAACGAAACTAAAAGAGTAATACCGAAATCAGAACCTAAAATTAAAGGAACTACTTCTATTTTAGAATTTTTATTTAAAATTGGAGAATTTAAATAATCTGGAGCCATTATTTTTCCATCTACATAAATTAAAAAATGAGATATATATTCTTCCAAAATTCCTAAAGATTTAATTAATTTTCCACTGTTAGCCTCAATAGCATCAAAAGCTTCAGAAACAGTTTTAACATTCAAATTCCATTCTGTTTTTATTAAACTCTCAAATATTCCATTTAGTTTTATGTTAACCATATAATTAATATTTACACTTCATTTCTTTAAAAACATCATTTTTGATATCGTACATAAGCATATTTAAATTATGATATTTTTGATACTGAAAATCTGTTTTTGAAAAATCCTCGCTACAAGGATGACTATGAAATAAATAAATTATTTTAAATTTATTCTTTATATTCAAATATTCTCTAGGAGATATCAAAAAATTATTTTTTTTATCAGGGTGTTTATTTTCAACTTGAATAAATTTATATATATTATTATCTTCGACAATAAAACCGCAAATTTCTAGTTCAGTATTTTTATTGCATAATATTTTTATTTCATTCAACAATTCATTTTTTAACATCGTTATCATAAGGATAAGTGGCTGGAAAAGCGCCAAAAGGTAATGAAGTTCTGGAGTTATTGGCAGATGTTTTATTATCTTGGAATCTCAATAAACAACCATTTAATGTTTTGGAGCATTTATCTTGTTTCCAAACATCTGTATTATCTAATGGATTTTTATTCAACACATTATCCTGCAAACACACGAAAAAAGTTTTTGGACTATTTAATGGAATTATCAAAGAAGATTCTTCATCTAAATCCATGCTGGGTAGCGGATCTATAAAAATAAAATCACCCTTAGAATAAGTTCTAGTTGATAACCATTCTCCTTTGTATGTTAAACTTGTTAAATTATAAGAATTATTGCTTAAATTTGTTTTATAGCCAGCTAAAAAAGTCTTATCATTTTGATCTGCAACTGGAAGACCTATATTACTTGTTATTCCAGGATATGAAGGAGTAGATGATACTGAATCTTTCCATACTGTTTGAAAAAAATATAACGCATTA